ATGGACGAAGAAATCGTACGCATCACCATCCGCATGCCAAAGTCGGTACACGCTGATGCAGACCGTCTGGCGAAAGAACAAGACCGCAGCCTGAACGGTCAGCTGGTCCAGCTGATACGCCTCGGCGTGGCAGCGGCAGAAAAAGCAAAGAACGAGTCCGCTCGCGAAAAGCGCGAATAACAACAGGATCTGGATACGAAGAGAATTTATAGGATGGCCAGAACGGCCAGAAGTTTGAAGTGACTCGCGGGAGGAAGGCTGGCAGGCCAACCTCCCGGGTCATGCAACACCGACTCGGCGGAACCGAGTGGAAGTGGCGCCGGATGCTTGGAACATCTGGATGCCGCGTGGATCAACACACCCTTTTGAAAGAAGATATGAACCAACAGGCAAATGTTAACACCGAGATTTCGGATGCGCAAGCGAATCATGCAAGTTTTACATTGTTGCGGATCAATGAAATCGAGCAGTTGTCCAATGACATCGCGGCCCAGGCCGTCGATGCGAAAATCCTGCTCGATCAGGCTTGCATCCAGTTGGATGATCTGGACGACTCGACGCCCGATGTTCGCAAAGTGGCGTCCATCATCAACTGCTTCCTGACCTGTGCGATGCGCAACGTGGCGCTGATCGCTGAGGAAAATGAAGCCGTGCTGCGGTTGACATTGAAGGACGGTGCGGTATGAGCGCCCACATCCACACCACCGCGCCGGCCTTATCTGTCGATCAGCTTTTCCGGACCGCGTTTTACAACGGCCGCACGCCGCGCAGCACCGAATACCAAGCCGGCACCCGTGCAGCATTGGCCTTCCGCATCGAGCGCAAGGATATCGATCCACCGTATCGGGCCGGCACGGCTGCCGCTGACGCCTACTTTGCCGGCATCGCCGAAGGGCATGCACTCTGGCGCTCGGCCGTGGCCAAGATCGGCGGTGCCGCATGAGCGCCGCATTCGATCTGGATCCAAACAGCTCTGGCAATGAGCCTATGTACAACGTCCTCACCGCGCAATACGAGCCGCTGTATTACATGCTCACGCACGCCGACGCGGAGCGCATCATCAAGGAGCGCCAGGCCATGCCCGACTTGTATCCCAGTTGGCAGGGCGTCTTGATTATCAAGCGCGTGATGCCGCATCGGGAAGAGGCGAAATATCCTGCTGCAGCACGGCGGAAGGCCTGGCCAGATGTGCTGCCAGCGGTACCACCAGGCGCTTCCCATCCGAAAATCTACTATCGCGGCGGCAATCTTGGCCTCGGGTTTGATGAAGTCTTCATCGCAGTCGAGTGCGGCGAATGGCGCGGCCACATCAGCCTGGAAGAAGCGCTGTTCAACATCGACCACTTTACCGAGGAAGGGCGGCAGCGGATTCTGCTGTGCCTGCCGTGCCAGTTCGAGATGGCTGGACCGCGAAGCTAATCTTTAATCGCGCGGGCGGCCGCCGTTAGGCGCATGCGAGTTGGTGGCGCCGCCCAACGTTAAACGGGATGGCATGACGTATGGTGACGAGCGTTCGAGTATTTCTTGCCTAGTTGATGCGGGTGGATATTTTCTAATCGGCGCTCGGGTTCTCGGATATGACGCCAATCCCATGATGTTGTATGTACGGGGCGGCGGAATGAATCGTGGCGACGTCAAGCACCAGTCGTCCGTGCTGTACCAAATACGACCGTTTCACGTGTTAATCTTGCTCAACAATCACGAGCGTTAAAATTATCTGGAGTTGCGTTATGTCAGACATGAGCAATATTCTTCGCTTCGAGAGCGATGCGAAACTTATTGAAAAAAATGCATCGGTTGCAGCGAGCCGCACTGCCATTGCACTCGAATCGCCCGAGGAGGAGCGCGATCGCCTGGGTCGCCTGAACGAGGTCGCCGGTCAATTTTATAAAGACAACATGACAGCACGACTTCCGGCTCCGTCAGCAAGCTCAAGACTTGCAGAAGAGCGCGCCAGGGTGCGGCAAAATATGGAAATGCTTATCAAAAATCAGCACCCGCCAAAGGAATTGCCTTACTGGCTTCAGCTTGATAGTTGGACGGCTGATCAAGGTCTTCCTGTGTTGTGCGGATATTGCCAAGATTTCGATTGTGACGAAGGTTTTGAAGGTAGTTATATCCGGCTTGATGGACTTCGTCTTTTTGATGATGCCGCCATGGGATTTCTCGACGGTTCTGAGTTACTTCGAATACGACGCGAATTCACCGGTCGTCATCGGCGAATGGTCGTCCAGTGGGAAAGCGGCAGGCGTGACGATGGCCCGCTTCCACCTGGCACGTTTATCGAATGGGCTTTAAAAAAGGGAATAGAAATTCCGTGGCTGGAATGGGCTCAGGAAAATGGTTGCTATCGTGCCAAACCAATTGTTTCTGGCAAATCCGACTCTGATCGCGCAGATAGTGATTTAAACCCGAAGGAGCGCGGAACATTTAGTGTGATTATCGCTGCACTATGCAGCGAAGCAGGAGTCGACTATAGCAGCAGGGAGGCGACAAGCGAGATAGGGCGGCTTGTAAATGGTATTGGTCACTCCCTCCACCCTGACACTATCAGGCCGATCCTCAAGGGTATCCCCAGTATTCTTAGTGCTAGGGTGAGGTAGCACTATTTACCCGAATTCGGTTTCTAAATAGCCGACTTCGGACACTTATGCCCGCCCAAGAATAAAGATACATCCATCGGCCACAAGCGGCCTCAACTGGATGGATGTATCTCAAAATGGCACAACTCCCTGAAACTGGTTTTCTCCGCATCAAACAAATTATCGGCGACCCTAAATCGGTTCCGCCGGTCCCTCCTTTAATCCCCGTTCAAAAGACCTGCTGGTGGCAAGGTGTTGCCTCCGGTCGTTTTCCGCAGCCTGTGAAAATGGGCCGGAAATGCACCATGTGGCGCGTCGAAGATATTCGCGCTTTGATTGCCTCGCTTTAATCGGGGAGGTGGTCATGCGTGAATTAATCGAAGACTTTGAGAATGAGCGCCAAGCATGGCTTGCTGGCGTTGTATGTCGGCAGTTCATTCCGGCGCTGGAGCTTCCCGAATTTTCCGTCGCTGTTATTTACATGGTTGGCAGCTTATCAACCGGCGGTATTGAGGCTGATTCCGAGACGATGTCCAATGCCAAGCGCATTTACAGCGGCTTGGTTCAAAAGGCCGAGGCCGGTGGCTTTCAGGAGGCCGACATTCTCTCGGTCTATTTCCACAAACATCGCTGGACTCCAGTGGCAGCAGAACTGGCCGCGGAATTAGTTGAGTGCGCCGGCGGCATCGATGCATTCCTCGACTTATTTGACCTCTTGGCGCGCGATACAGAATCGATGGGTCTTGTCCAATGAACGCGCGCACCCTCCTCAAGCGTGCACTCATGTGGCTGCACGGCCGTGGTTTGGTTTCCGGCGCTACCGTTACCCGCGCCTTCGCGCGCTTCGATCTGTGGAGCGCATGATGGCTGAAATCTCAAACCTGCCGATCGCCACCATCAGCATTGACGGCGGCACGCAATCCCGCGTCGCCTTGAATGAGGCTACCGTCGCCGAATACGCGGAGGTGATCCGCCTGGGGGGAGAGCTCCCGCCGGTGGTCGTGTTCAACGATGGCGCCAGCGACGGCCTATGGCTGGCGGACGGCTTCCACCGCTTCCATGCGCACCGCGCTGCCGGCGCCATGGATATCGCCTGTGACGTGCGAGTCGGCACCAAGCGCGATGCTATCCTTCATTCTGCCGGCGCCAATGCGTCGCACGGCCTGCGTCGCACGAACGAAGACAAGCGGCGCGCCGTCATGACCTTGCTGGCCGATCCTGAATGGTCGTCTTGGACGCAAGGCAAGATCGCCGAAGCTTGCGGGGTAAGCCGGGAATTTGTCTCGCGACTCTCTACTTCTGCCCCTTCATCATGCGTTCGGTCACAAGATGCGACGCGTACCGTCGAGCGCAACGGCGTCACCTATCAGCAGAACACCGCCAACATCGGCAAGGCCACCCCCAAGGGCGAGCTTGCGACAGCATCGTCGGCCCGCTCGCCTGAATCGACTTCGAACGAAATTCGTACGCAGTCGGCGCCGACCGCCCAGGCCAGCATGCAGGACGAAGCGCCGGACCTGGCGCAACTGGCTGACGAACTCCAGAAGGAAAACGAGGCTTACCAGCGCCAGATATTGAGCCTGGAGGCCGACGATCCCAAGGTGGAGCTGGTACGCCTCAACCAGCACCTGGACCAACTTAACGGCCGACTGCAGGGGGAGATCAATACGCGCAACGAGGCGCAGAAGATGGTGAAGCGCTACGCTGCTATCTTGGAGAAAATCCGCAAGGCGCTCAACGTCGAGAACAATCGCGACATCCTGGCCGCATTGGGGGCGCGATGAACCAGATCGAACTCCGTGACTACCAGAATGCGTCCATCGACGGCCTGCGCGCCAATATTAAGGCTGGCGTGCGCAATCAGATACTGCTCGCGCCCACCGGCGCCGGCAAGACGGTGCTGGGCGCCTACCTGCTCCACGAAGCGCACGGCAAGGGCCGGCGCGCGATCTTCGTGTGCGACCGCATTTCGCTGGTGAACCAGACCAGTGCGACGCTGGATCATTACGGTATCCCGCACGGGATCATGCAGGCCCAGCACTGGCGGTTCAAGCCATGGGAAAAGGTCCAGATCGCAAGCGCGGCCACGCTGGCGCGCCGCGGCTGGCCGGACGCCGACCTGATCATCGTCGACGAATGCCATGCCCAGGTGAAAGACACGATTGCGCGCATCGCAAAGCGGGACGTCATCACGGTCGGCCTGACGGCGACACCTTTTTCGAAAGGCTTGGGGAAAATCTACGACGCAATGGTGGCGGTGACCACAACGAACAAGCTTATCAAGAGCAAGTTTCTGGTGCCGTTCCGTGTGTTCGCCGCCAGCGAGCCTGACATGACCGGCGCCAAGGTGGTTGGCGGTGAGTGGACGGAAAGCGAGGCGGCCGACCGGGCCATGCCGATCATCGGCGATTGCGTGGCCGAATACCTCAAGCATGGCGAGAACAAGAAATTCATCGCCTTCGGCTGCAATGTCGCGCATGCGGCCGAAATGAAGCGGCAGTTCGCTGACGCCGGCGTGGTGTGCGAGCTGTACACCTACAAAGAAGGCGATGAGCTGCGCAATGAGACTGTGGAGGAGTTCCGCAAACCGGACAGCTACATCCGCGGCCTGATCAGCGTCAGCGCGCTCAGCAAGGGTTTTGATGTCTCCGATGTCGAGGTCATCATCATGGCCAGGCCGCTCAAGTCGAGCCTGGCCGAACACATCCAGATTTTGGGGCGCGGCCTGCGCATCCACCCCGGTAAGGAGTCGTGTTTGATCTTGGACCATGCCGGCAACTGCATGCGCTTTTGGGATGCAATGTCGGAGTTTTTCGAGACTGGCGAGGTGGAGCTGGACGACGGCGCCAAGAAGGAAAAAACCAAGCCCAAGCCGAAGGAGCGCCAGGCGACAAAGTGCGCCATCTGCCACCACATCCATGAGTGCGCGGCGTGCCCATCGTGTGGCCACGTCCCGGAGCGAAAAAGCGGCGTGCAGCATGTCGCCGGCACCCTGAAGGAAATGATCCACACAGGCGACCAAGTGAGTCTCACACAGACCCTGTGGCCGCAGTTGTGCCACTACGCCATGGGTGCCTGTGGCGATGACCCTGTGCGGGCCGAAAAACGGGCTCTGGGCATGTTCAAGGGCATGACAGGCCAATGGCCAGTGCACGCAAATTTTTCCAAGGTCCAACGCGTTAAACCGACGCGCGAGACGATGAACCTGATCCGGCGCAACCAGATCGCATTTTCGAAACGACCAAAATAATGGATTTCAGAGCACAACTTGAAGCAATCGGCTTCATGCCGACTACGGTCGAGCCGGATGGGAAGTGGCATCGTTGCAAGACGGTCGACCATCCGAAGAAGCGCAACGGTGCCTACCGTCTGGCCACTTGCGGCACGATAGGTTTTTACCAGAACCATGCCACTGAAAGCGAGGTCACGACCTGGCGCGCGGGCAGTGAAACGGAGCGTCCGGATCCTATGATTTCCCAGGCGCGCATGCGGGAGGCGCTGAACGAGCGTCGCCGCAAGGCAATCAAGGCCACGGAGGATGCGCGCGCCTACTGGCGCGCCTGCAAGCCACTGCGCCACGGCCACCCTTATCTCGATGGCAAGCTGCTGACCATGCAGGGCTGCGCCGGCTTGCGCGTTGACGATGAAGGATGGCTGATTGTGCCAGTCGACATAGGTGGCGCTATTGTCAGCCTGCAGCGCATATCCCCTGACGGCTCCAAACGGTTCTGGAGCGGCGCCAGCGTCAAAGGCGGGTGCTATGTGCTCGACACGCCACGCGCATCAATGACGGCCCTTGTCGAGGGGCTGGCGACCGGCCTGGCTGTGTTCCAGTCGGTGCCGAACTGCCGGGTGATCGTGGCGTTCGACTGCGGAAACATGGACCCGGTCGCGCGGCGCCTGGTCATTGCAGGCCTGGCTGTGGTGGCCGCCGACAATGATTACGCTACCGAGGCACGCACTGGCAGGAACCCCGGTCTGGTACACGGCCGCAGCGCCGCTGAGCTGATCGGTTGCGGTATCGCCTGGCCCGAGGGGATTGTGGGCACCGACTATGCCGACATGCTGGCCGAGCTGATCGCGAGTGGCCGACAGGCGAACGACGCCGCGCCGCGGCGCGACCAGGTGCGTGACGAAGCAATCATCAAGGTGGCGAAACACCGCGTAGCGCAGAGCATCAAGCGGGCGATGAAATTCGTTGCTCATCGCCGCAAAGGGGAGTGTGATGGCAGTCGTTGAATTTTTGGCGATAAAGAACTGGGATACGTTCCAGCACTACAGCAAACGCAATCCACCCTGGATCAAGCTGCACAGGGCCATCCTTGATGATTATGCGTTTTGCTCGCTACCTGATGCTGCGAAGGGGCACTTGATGATGCTGTGGCTCTACGGCAGCCAGAACGATGGCAAGGTGCCGAACGATCCAGTATTCCTTGAGCGAAAGCTGTCGTGTCAAAACCTCGACTTGGATATCTTCATCCGAACAGGTTTTTTGATTCCGATGGATCGCGGAAAGATAACGCTAGCGCCGACGCATGCAGCTCGCTAGCACCAATGCTAGCGCCGTGCTAGCAACTGACAAGCATCTCAATGTCTATTCTCAGAAGAGCACGCTAGCAGCTTACTTGCAACTCAGAAGATGTTAACGGCAAAAGCAACCCCAAAAGCCGCCATGCGCAGCAAGCTGCTTAAAACCAAAATCAAGGGCAAACCCAAAGCGTCTGACGCGACGGATACAGGCCCGAAAAATCAAACTTGAGGAAGTGAAAAAATGACCAAGCAAGCAATGTTTACCCCAAACGCAGACGGCTATGACATCAGCCCGGCCGGCGTGCTGCTCCTGTGCGCCGATACTGTCTACGGCGACCCTGCCGAGACGACGCCGGAGGGCATTCGCAATGCGCGCGCCATGATGGAATCGTTGCTCTCTGCTGCGCGTGCTGGTGGTTACACTCAGGGCGATGTGTTGCACACGCTACTGGCGCGCAAGCAGCTCAATCGGCGCGTGATGGATATGGCCCAGGCGGCCTGTGACGCTGCTGGCGCTGAACGCCTCGCGATGGAAATGCGGGATGCTGGCTTGCAAAAAGGTGGTGCGCATTGAAATCCATCCGGAAACACACACGTCGCCTTATCTCCAAGCGCGCCGCATACACCACGGCCACCTTTGCCGCCGGCATCTTCATTGGCTGGTATGCCGGCGTGGACTTGCTTGAGCGCGGGCTCTATCCAGCTTTGACGCTTTACTCGGCTCTGAGCGCGGCATTGATCGTCTGGACTTTTCCAGGCTGGAACCGGGCTGGTGGTGACCAGTGAGCGCAAGGCGGCGAAAGAAAGCCTCTGTCGCAAAGCGACAAAGCACATGGCGGCGGTTGACAAAACAGCCCGAAATTACCAGCAGGTTGTCACCGCCCTTTGACAACCCGAAGCACTCGAACAGGAACGAAATGAACGTAATCCAGAAATACACCAGCGCCCTTGGTTCATCGAACCTGCGCGACGACGCGCACCATCACAGCACCGAGGTGCTGGCCGCCGTGGCGCTGTGCCGCGACCTGGGTACCAAACTTTACCGCGTGAAGTACGCCGGCGACGCCAGCAGCTACCCGGCGCTGCTGGAGGCCTGGCGCGAGATCGTCAAGACCAAGGCTGGCCACCGCACCTGGCCGGTCGACGTGAGCTCGGCCAAGGTGGCGCGCCTGTCGCTGGATCACTGGCTGAACGATGTTTGCCCGGCCTGCACAGGGCGCGCCTACGAGGCTGTGCGCGGCCAGCCCACGGTGCTATCCGATATCGCCTGCAGGGCATGCGCCGGCACCGGCACGCGCTCGGTGCAGGCGCAGCACAAGCTGCTGCATTTGGTCGAGGATATGGTCGAGGCGCTCAATGCGATGGCGGCGCATGCTGCTGGCCAGACAATGAAGCGCATGGCTAGCGACATGAATTTTTAATGCAGAATGCGTGCACTGTTCGTAAACACAGGTATATAATCGACCCACTGCGCGCTTTACGATCCACCCGGCCGCATAATTCAAGCCAAGCGCTACGGCGCGACGCAGGGCAGCGGCCAACCTGAAGCCGAGACCATTGATGTCCTGTTACGCCTGAACGAAAGCCCGCCTCTTTGCTGACGCGGGCTTTTATCTTTTAAGCGAGCTTATTATTTATTCGGACGGCAGTGAGATTCTACAATTTTGCACGTATTCGGCGTACCGCCTGTTTGGGCTGCATTCTTTCGGCATGCCGCAAGCGCATTATTTCTAGCCGATTGGATATCATTCGCCCAATCGTGGCCGCCGTGTCCTTTTGTGGGAAGGGCCTTTGCGTAACAGCTTCCATTACCAGCTGGCTGCGCGTGAGCGATATGAGGCCATGTTGTAGCGGATGAAGCGATAGAAATACTTGTGAAAAATAAAAGTAATTTTTTCATGCTAGCTCCAGATTTATTTTTTGCCAAAAGGCATTTCAATGTAAATCTGGCCCGAAAAATTAGCAACATTTTAATTAATTTTCGTTGCTTAAAACGCACTATATTTTTAGTCGAAACTTAAGCCATCCGGGCAATGCTTGCCATCCGAGCTGGCTACAGCGTTAAGGCGCCACGTTAGCGCGCACGGGTCAAAAATCGGCCGATGAGTTCCGGAGCACCCACCCGGAGATACTCAGGGGACGCCACAAAGCGAAGCTATCGAATTCACGGCCTTCGGGCCACCACCAGCCGGGCGCGTCTTCGGGCGCGTGCCAAACCGGCGCCAGACGCTGCAACTGGCAACCACACGCCTGCCGACTGCGACAATGCCAGGCCGCGGCCTGAAATCGCGCACCCTCAGTCGGCAGCCGTTTGGTTCGCTGTACCTGCGTTAATCCCGAGGCTTCGGCAGAGGATGAGACCGCAGGGCGGCAAATGCAGTTTCGCGGGCGTAGCTCAATGGCAGAGCTGCTGCCTTCCAAGCAAACGACGAGGGTTCGATTCCCTTCGCCCGCTCCAGTTTCACCGCACGCTTGGCCGCGCGGCCCAAGGCGCCGGGCCGCAACCCCAGGCAACCGCAATCCGAAAGGTCTGTTATGCAAAACGCTGTTGGAAGTGATGAGGGTGTCGCTGTCGAACGCGTCGGCTACGTTGGCCGTCTGGATACTCCGCTTGAGGTGAGTGTGATAGACCCGGCATCACTGGAGGCACTGCGCCAGGCCCTGCCGACCAGCCAAATACCGGCCAGCCAGGACGACAAATTGCGCGCGCTGGCTGAGTCATGGCGAGCATGTGCTCGCGCACGTTACCGATGCGCAGATATGACGAGCGACCCGGAAGGGAAGCGCGCCATGAATAGCGCGGCGATGATTTATTTCAACTGTTCCGAGGAGCTCACGGCAGCCCTAAACGTGTCTTCGCCTCCGTTACCGCCCACTCCTTGATGACGCTGAAGGCGACACCGCCGACCGGTGCGATAACATTCTTTTTAGCCTTCTCCCATAGAGTTGGATCCTTGATGGAATCGATAAAATCGTGCCCCTCCCAAGTAAGGCGAACTGGGTATGCGCGCTTCGGGCTGCTGGTTGTGGCAAGTAGCGTGCCCTCTAGAAGTCCGGCCTCAATGAGCAAGACCATGTGCTCGTTGATAATCTCCGGATCGTAGTCGTCGTGCTTGAACTTCAATGGAATATTGCTTGGTGGTCGCGCTTCAAACTCCAGCAGAATTGTTCGAATAAGGTCAAAGTCTCGTTTCATTTTCTCTTCCGTAGTTGATGAATGTGCCTACTGCCGGGAAGCAATCGGGCGCTCCTCATTGTAGCGAAATTGATAATTTGAAATATCACCAATGGTTACGCTGCTGGTGAGTGTCCGCCCGCTCCAGCTTCCCCCGCCCGGCACGCCGGGTTTGGCCGCCTGCCGCCTGCCGCATCACTGCGCTGGCGGCTTTTCTATTTGAGGTTGCATATGCAAGCACTGCACTGGCGTGACGAGATCATCCGCGCCAGCCGGGCGGGCGATATGCACCGCATCGACCAGCTGGCCGCGCAACTGGCCCAGGCCGAAGAGGCGCGCCGGCTGCTGCGGGCGCTGACGCACTGCCCAACATGCGCTGCCAGTGTGGCAGCCGGGCTGATGTCTAAAGCCACTACTACCTGAAAGGCAATACCATGCTTACCGCCACCAGCAAGCAATCCATGCTCACCGGCATGATCGAGAAACATATCCGTCGGGATGCCGAGCCTATGGCACGTGCCGATGCTGACGCGCTTAAAGCGGTCATCTTGGCGGAACTGGAAAAGATCGGCGTAAACCATCAGTACACCAGTTTGCACAGCTTCATCGATGATGTGGAAGCTTGCCGCCTCGGTGCGCTTATCGAGGCCCGTACCACAGCAGTGGCCGACCGCATGGTCGCCGATAGTCAGCCGGTCAGCGTCGCCCGCAAAAGCGAGTACATTGCTGCTGCAGTGGCTTCTGGCGTCAGCTCCGGCCTCGATGCCAAGTCGCCCGAGTTCCTTGGTGCGACCGACACCGTGCCTGCTGCTGTTACGCCGCAGGTGGCGAGCTTGGCCATGGCGCATGGCGATGCGCTGGTGTTGACTACCCCGCACCAATTGAGCCGCGAGCAGTTGGCCGCGATGAAGCAGCGTATCCGCTCTGATCTGGACGCTGACGTTCGCATTCTGATCATTGATGGTGGCGTCAGCCTGGCTGTGCTGACCGGCCTGCCCGCTGCCGGCGATGGTGTTACTGGCGACTGATGGCTACGCGCCTCACAACCCTCAAGTCAAAGCTGCAAACGCTGCCGGGCCGCATGGTGACGGTAAGCGCGGACTCGTGGCGTTCCGGTAAGGAGGGCAGCACGGCGCGCGGCTACGGTTACAAGTGGCAGCAGGCCCGCGCTGCCTACCTGGTGAAGCATCCCTTCTGCGCTTACTGCCTGCGTGACGCTGGCATCAGTTACGACCAGGATGCGGTGGCCATCGGCCTCGCATGCATGAACAAGGGCATTGGTCTGCCGCACGCCCAGGTGGTGGATCACATCGAGCCGCACCGTGGTGACATGAAGATGTTTTGGGACTCGACCCGGTGGCAGAGCCTTTGCACGACGCACCACAGCCGCGATAAGCAGCGCGAGGAGGCGGCAGGACGAGCGATCGATGGTGCTGCGCTCATTCGCGAGGTCCGCTGAAGCTATAGGGAGGGGCGGGGTAAATCTCTGGGGCATCGAAAGCCCTAGACCACCTGCTTTCTCACGCGCAGAAAATTTTCCCATTTTCAAACGGAATTCAAATGGCAGGCCAACCTGGAAAAAGTGGCGGGGCTCGCGTCGGCGCTGGCCGAAAGCCGAAGCCGCCCAATTTAAGTACGTCGACTGCGCTGCTGACGAAAGACCCGAAAGATTTTTTAGTGGCGGTGATGAACGATCCCGCTACCGAAATGAAGACTCGGACCGACGCTGCAAAGGCGCTCATGCCATTCGTGCACAAGAAGCTGGGCGAAGGCGGCAAGAAAGATCAGAAGCAGGAGGATGCGAAAACGGCGGCGAACATGTTCGCACCCATGGCGCCGCCGGCGCTCAAAGTTGTGAAGAAGTGAAGAGGTAGTAATGGAATGGTCAACTGCATGCTTGGACTGGGAAGAGCGTCTATGCGCGGGAAATCCAATTATTCCGCCACCGATTTTCCCTGACAAGGCTGATCAGGCGCTGGCCATCTTCAAGGAACTGCGGGTGGTCGACCTTCCCGGCAAGCCTACGTTCGGGGAGTGCAGTGAGCAATGGGTGTTCGACTTCGTGGCCGCCATCTTCGGCGGCTACGACGGCGAGACCGGCAAGCAGTTGATCCGGGAATATTTTCTGTTGATCAGCAAAAAGAATTCGAAATCGACTATCGCGGCTGGGATCATGCTGACAGCGTTGATCCTGTGCTTTCGCGAGGAAGAGGAGCATTTGATCCTGGCGCCGACCAAGGAGGTGGCCGACAACAGCTTCAAGCCGGCCGCCGGCATGATCCGCGTCGACGATAGGTTGTCGGCGATATTCCATATTCAAGACCATGTGCGGACGATTACACATCGTGTCACGCGCAACAGCCTGAAGGTCGTCGCTGCCGATACTGACACCGTCTCGGGGAAAAAGTCGGGCCGGGTGCTGATCGACGAGCACTGGGTGTTTGGCAAGCGCGCCAACGCCAGCGGCATGTTCATGGAAGCAACTGGTGGCCAGGTGTCGCGGGAAGAGGGTTGGGTGATCTACCTCACCACGCAGAGCGAGGAACCGCCAGCTGGTGTGTTCAAAGAAAAGCTGCAGTACTACCGGGATGTGCGGGACGGCAAAATCGACGACCCCAAATCGCTGGGCGTGATCTACGAATTTCCGGAAGCGATGATCAAAGCCAAGGGCTACCTGGACCCGGCGAACTTCTACATCACCAACCCGAACATGGGGCGCTCTGTCAGCGCCGAATGGCTCGCAGACAACCTCAAGAAAAATCAGGCCAAAACGGACGGATCGTTTCAGCAGTTTTTGGCCAAACACTTGAATGTCGAAATCGGCATGAACCTGCGGTCGGACCGCTGGGCCGGTGCTGACTTTTGGGAGGGGGCTGCTGAGTCCGGCCTGACCCTCGATGCGCTGCTTGATCGCTGCGAGGTGGCGGTGGTGGGTATTGACGGCGGCGGCCTGGATGACTTGCTTGGCCTGGCAGTACTGGGGCGCGAAAGCGAAACCCGGCGCTGGCTCCTTTGGGCGCATGCCTGGGCGCACGAGATCGTACTGAAGCGCCGGCTAGAGATTGCGCCGCGGCTTCAGGACTTCGCTGCTGCTGGCGAGCTCACCTTGGTGGAGCGCCCAGGGCAGGACGTTGCGGCCGTGGCCGATATCGTTTGCAGAGTACGGGACGCAGGCCGCCTGCCGGAAAAACAGGGAATTGGCGTTGATGGCGCTGGCATTACCGATGTGATTGATGAGCTGGTGGCGCGCGAATTTACCACCGATGACATCGTGGCTATCTCGCAGGGCTGGAAACTGAACGGCGCCATCAAGACCACCGAGCGCAAGGTGGCTGGTGGCGAGCTTGTGCATGGCGGCCAGGCATTGATGGCCTGGTGCGTTGGCAATGCCCGCACAGTGCAAAGCGGAAACGCGATATCGATCACGAAGCAAGCCAGCGGCACCGGCAAGATCGACCCGCTGATGGCGGCTTTTGATGCGGTGACGCTGATGGCGCATAACCCCATGCCCAACGGCAAATCTTTCTGGGACAACTAGTGAATTTTTTCAAGCGAATCTTGGGTAAGAAATCCAAGCAGCTGGACTATGACCAGATTGCGGACCTGCTCGATGGTGGAAGTGTCAGCCATGTGGCCGGATTGCCGGTCAACAGCCAGACAGCGCTGCAGGTCTCCACGGTACTGGCATGCGTGAAGGCTATTGCCGACGGTTGCGCCACGCCGGATCTGCACGTCTACCGCGAGGATAGTGCTGGCCGTCGGCAGAAGGCCACCGGCATCCCGGAATATCGTTTGTTGGCGCGCCGGCCAAACGAGTGGCAGACCTCCTTCGAGTGGCGCCGCCAGATGACGATCCACGCAGCGCTCACCGGCACGGGCCTGTCGATCAAGGTGCGAGGTGATGATCGGCGTGTGCGCGAGTTGATACCTGTCCAGCCAGGGCAGTGGAGCGTCACCAGGACGTCGCGGTACGAGCTGGTGTATCGCTGCTGGGATGAGTTCGGCTTGATCGGTGAATTCGCACCGGACGACGTGTTTTTGCTTAACGGCGTGCAATGGGACTGGGTGACTACCCTGGACGCAGTGAAGTTGGCGCGCTCGGCCATCGGCCTGGCCATGGCGACCGAGCAAAGCCAGACAGCCATGCATGAGAACGGGCTGCGCACCAGCGGCGCCTATTCCGTTGAGGGCAACTTGAACAAGGAACAGCACGAACGCTTGTCACAGTGGCTGCGCGACAAGGGCGGGGTGCGGAATACGGGCGTGCCCCTGGTGCTGGATCGGGCCGCGAAGTGGGTAAGCACGGCGATCAGCGGCGTTGACGCGCAGCATGTTGAAACGCGGCGCTTGCAAATTGAGGAGATTTGCCGGTTTTACGGCGTGTTTCCGATCATGGTAGGTCATTCTGACAAAGCTGCAACATTCGCCAGCTCCGAGACGTTCTTTTCAGCGCACGTGAAGAACACGCTGGCGCCATGGCATGAAGCCTGGATGCAGCGGCTCGATGAAACGCTGCTCGATGGTAACGGGGCGCTGTTCACCGAGTTCGACACGCGCTACCTGCTGGCCGGATCTATGGCAGATCGCTCGCAGTGGGCGCGGACCATGGCTGAGACGGGCATCTATACCCGCAACGAGATCCGCGACGAAGAAGGGAAGGATCCGCTGCCGGGCCTGGACGAGCCGCTTACCCCTATGAATATGAGTACTAACAAGAAAGAAGGCGGCAATGACACGAAGAAGTCTTGAGCGACGTCACACGAGTGGCGGCCGCGTGGTGCGGGCCTTTGCGCTGCAGATCAAGTCCACCAGCGAAGATGGCTCCATCGAGGGCTACGGCTCGGTCTTTGGCGTGCGCGATGACTATGGCGACATCATCATGGCCGGCGCGTTCGAGGCCTCACTGGCGGCGCACAAGGTCGCCGGCACCTTGCCGGCCATGCTGTGGCAGCACGACGCGACCGAGCCGATCGGCGTCTGGACCGAGATCGTCGAGGACGCAAAGGGGCTGCGCATCAAGGGCCAGCTGGCCCTCGAAACCGCACGCGGCCGCGAAGCCCATGCGCTCTTGAAGATTGGTGCGCTCAACGGCCTGTCCATCGGCTTTGAGGCAATCGAGTGGTCGTATGACGGCGAGTTGCGAATTCTTGCCGTGGTCGACCTGTGGGAAATCTCGCTGGTTACCTTTCCAGCCAATCGCCAGGCGCGTATCACCAACGTAAAGGCGGCTGATGTGGCCGCCATCAAAACCATTCGTCAAGCCGAGCAAGCCCTGCGGGATGCGGGCGTCTCGGCGGACACGGCCAAGGCATTGATTGCCGGGGTCAAGCGCATCACCCTTGCTGAGCGGGACGCTCATGGGGCGGCTGCAGCCATGAAGGCGGCCAACCGGCTGCTCCATAACCTCAAAAACTGAAAGAAGACCATGAAACGTAAAATTCTGCTGGCCACCATGGCCATTCACTTTGCGGCCTTTCAGGCCAAGGCGGCGCGCCCGTATGAAAAGCGCGAAGAGCCGACGCTGGCCACCGTCGCCGAAGCTATCGAACAGATCGGTGCTGCGTTCGAAGAGTACAAAAACACCAACGACGAGCGCATCAAAGCGGTCGAAGAAGGCAAGTCCACCTCCGATCTGGACGCCAAGATGGAAAAGATCGAAGAATCGATGGACGACCTGTCGGAACAAAAAAGCCGCCTGGAAAAGCTGGAAACGAAACTGGCACGCCCGGGTGCGTTCAGCGGTGCCGGCCGCGAGCAGCGCGAAAGTAACGAGGATCTGGCTTACAAGGCAGCCTTTTACGACTGGATTCGCGCGCCGAAAGACCCGGGCCGCGAGCATCGCCTCAGCCAAACGTACAAAGCACTGGAACTGAAAAACGCGGCCGATAGCCGCGAGAGCCGCGCTGCGCAGGCGATGGTGGGCGTCAACGCTGCAGGCGGCTACGCCTTGCCGAAGATCGTTGAAAACGCCATTGCGGCACTGTCGCTCGATTTTTCGCCGATCCGCCAGATCGCCACCGTTCGCACCGTGGGCTCGACCAACTACAGCGAGCTGTTCGACGTCAACGGCGCCGGCTTTGAATGGCTGGGCGAGGGCGACACGCGCAACCAGACCAACACCTCCGACCTGGCTGAAATCGTGCCGACCTTCGGCATGGCATCGGCAAAGCCGCAGGCGTCGGAAGAATCGCTCGATGATCTGTTCTTCAACGTCGAAGACTGGCTGATCAATTCGGCCAGCGAAGCGATGGCCACTGGCGAAGGCGTTGCATTCATTTCCGGCAATGGCGTCAAGAAGCCAACTGGCATTCTGGCTGGCCCGGCACCTGTGGCGACCGGCGACAATTCCCGCGCCTTCGGCACGCTGCAGTATTTCGCATCCGGCCAGGCTGCAGGGCTGCCGACCAATCCGGATATCTTCTTTGACATGATCTATGGCGTGCGTGCCCGTTACCGCAACAACGCGCAGTGGTTGACCTCGAAAGCCGTGCTGGCCGATCTGCGTAAATACAAGGACGAAAATGGCCAGTACCTCTGGCAGCCGGCACTGACCGCTGGCCAGCCTGCCACCTTCCTGGGCTTCGGCATCACCGAAGCGGAAGATATGCCGGCCGTGGCAGCAAACGCTTTCCCGCTGGCTTTCGGCGACTTCAAGGAAGGCTACCTGATCTGTGACCGTGTCGGCATGCGCGTCACTCGCGATGAAATCACCACACCTGGCTTCGTGAAGTTCTACGTGCGCCACCGCGTGGGCGGCAAGCTGCGCAATACCCAAGCGATCAAGCTGCTGAAAATCGCCGCATCCTAAAAACTCAAGGGGAGGCCTGACGGTCTCCCCGCAAGGAGAGTGCTTTGAAACTGATTGCCAAACAAGATTTCTCCTGGGCGCACGGCGGCTCGGATGTGCGCCAGTATGCCAAGGGTGATCGCATCGAGACCGATGATGCCGACATGACCCGCGTCGCGCTGGATGAAGGCTGGGCCGAAGTCGGCGATTGGGAAGACCCGATCCCGGTGCGCGAGCCGACCAAGGAAGAGCTGCTGGCCGCACGCGACGCGCTGCTGCGCCGCGAAGCCGAACTGCAGGAGCAGGCCGAGCGCCTGGACAAGCAAGCTGCTGCCAACCAAGCCGAAGCTGATCGCCTGGCGCAGCTTGCCGACAGCTACGCCGCCGACGGCGCGCGACTGGCCGAGGCTACCAAACAACTGGCTGCCGACCGTGCTGCTTTTGACGCGGCCAAGGCCGCTGCGCCGGCGCCGACGACCGGCAAGGGCAAGGATAAGGCTGCTGCGTAATGGCCATCTGCATCACGCCACCGAGCGTCCTGGCAGTCGACCTGGATATGATCAAGAAGAATATGGTCATCGATGGCGACCACATGGATGATGTGGTCAAAGGCTGGGCGACCGGCGTGATATCGAAGCTCGAGCACGAGCTCGATCAGTGCCTGATGGCGCAGACTTGGCGCGTGACGCTGGACGCCTTCGCGCCTGAGATCGCCTTGCCGCACCCGGTGCTCGATATCGTGTCGGTCAAGTACTTTGATCCGGACGGCGCCGAGCATCTGCTGCCCGCCAGCGGCTATCGCGTCCGCGCTTCCCGCTATGCATCGGCGCTGGTGCCGGGTCGCGGCGCGCGCTGGCCGGCGACGCTGGATGATACCGACGTGGTGACCATCGATGTGCAATGCGGTTATGGCACGACGTCCGAGGCGACGCCTGACAACGTACGGCTCTACATCCTGGCCAAGCTGGTTGAGCAATTCGATCCCATCACGCGCACCGAGCGCGACACCGTGCAGTCGGCATTCATCGACCGCCTGCTGGACGCCTGCAAGGGCTACGCATGAGCGCTCTTAAATTCCGTGACCGTATTCGCATCGAGGCGCCGCCGGAGATCGACCCTGATACCGGCAAGCCGGCTGGCGGCTGGACCCTGGTGGCCGAGGTTGGCGCCAAGATTGAAGATGCCAGGCCGGGCAACACGGACGCCACGCAGCAAGGCCTGCGCCTGGCGCATGACAGTGCGACGGTATGGATCCGGTACCGCGACGGCATCACGTCGGACATGCGCATCGTCGAGCTGACGAAGCGCCGCCGCACGCTGTCCATTACCGGCGGCCCGGCCTCGATCCTGGGCGGTCGCGAGCTCGAATTCACGGTCGAGAAATTCTCGTCATAGAAAGGGCGAACATGAAGATCAAAATGACCCAATCCTTGCCCGGTTCTCTGGATGGCGTGACCGTCATCGACCTGGCGGCAGGTCAGGAATACGAGACCGTCGACAGCGCGCGCGGCACACGCCTGGCGCTGGCCCATATCCGCAAGGGCGTGGCCGTTGCGGTAGCGGTGCCGGACATTGAGCCGGTGCGCAGTGAGGTCGCGCCGGCGGCGGTTACGAAGAGCAAGGCCAAGCCGGCGCTGGCTAAATGAGTTCGGTCGACGTGATCCGTGCGCTGCTGATGGCACATGCGCCAGTTCGCGCACTGGTGGAGGCCAAGAACATCGTATTGGGTACGGTGCCGCAGCGCGCCGAATTACCGGCCATTGGCATCCGTGAAATCAGTCGCGTCGAGCTGGCCACTGCCTCACTCAGCCAGGCGGCGGTGCTGGTGCGCGCCCGGGTGCAAGTGACGGTACTGGCCAAAACCTACGATAGCCAGAAGGCTGTGCTGCAGGCAACTAAGCTGGGCCCAGGCCCGCATACCGGCGAGGTCGCAGGCATCGCCGTGCGCAGCGTCATGCGCGAGCAGGTCGGGCCGGATATCAGCAACGACGATGCCGACATCTTTCAGCAGTCGCGTGATTTTCTTGTCAACTACGTCGAGCAGAACTGATCCAGCACCACTTCCGCTCTTCCCGAGCCACATATTTTGCAGCCCGCCCGTATCGCATTCCAGCGAGCGGGCTTTTTTTTGAAAGGTAACATCATGGCATTTGAAGATGACTTCGAAACAGTCGCCGGCACCAAGCTTTATGTCAGCGCGACGCGCCCAACCGCCGATACGGCCGTTGCATATGCAGCACTCACCTGGGTTGAGGTGGGCCTGATCACCAACGTCGGCAGCGTCAACGGTCGCGAATACAGTACCGCGACGCTGTCAACCGTCGGCAATGCGCACGATCGCGAGAAGAAGGGCAGCTACAAATTGCCTGACGCTGCGTTCGAATGCGCATGGAATGAGGCCGACGCTGGCCAGATCATCATCGCTGCCGCCGCCAATGACTACAGCATTCCGGCCTTCAAGCTGAAAAAGCAGGGTACTGCGGAGCGCTTCTTCACCGCCCAAGTGAAGAGCTTTATCGAAAACAACGGTGCCAGCAATGACGCCGTCAAGGGCAACTTCGTCCTGCTGCGCCAGAGCGACACCATCACCGCTTAACCGTCCCGGCGCGGCGCCAGCCGTAGCCATCACCATCACTGGCCTGGCCGTCTTCTCTATGGAGAGGCGACAGGCATGGTGCACATATCCCACCTATAGAAGAAAGGTAACACCATCATGACCTTCAATATCAAGCAACTGGCTATCGCCGCAGCAGCAGAAATGATCGTGCGCGACGCGGCCGGTGAGCCGCAGGCCGACGAGCAAGGTAACGCGCTGACCATCACGCTGCACAGCCCCGGCACCAAGGAATTCCAGAAGGCCCGCCACGCTGCCGAGGAGCGTAACAGCGCGCGCGTCTTCAATCGCATGCAGGGCAAGGCGGACGCCAAACAAAGCGCTGACGACAAGATCAAGGAACGTGCCGAATTCCTGGCCGCCTGCACGATCAGCTTCAACAATTTCGGCGACGGCCAGGGCGCCGGCTATGAGCTGTTCAAGCGCACCTATTCCGATATCGAAATCGGCCACATCGCCGACGACGTCGAAAAATTCTTGGGTGAGCGGAGCAATTTCAAAAAAAAATTGCTGACCAGCTCGCCGACTACGTCCGGCACGCTGCCTGGCTAAACGCAATTCCGGATGCGCCGAAGCGGCCTGCCGGCGCGCCGCCGGCGCCTCCCGAGGTGTCGCGCCGCGAGGCGTTGCGATTGAACAAGACACCCATCGAAATGCCGCCGCTGGAGTGGGGCGGTTACCTGGTGGATTACCTATTTGAATTCGGCCCGACAGTAGCAGCGGGCATGGGTAACGGGCCTATCACCGGCGTCGAGCTGCTGGCTTGGCAGGAGCTTCTCAGTGTTGAGTTTCAGCCATGGGAGGCGCGACTGCTGCGCCGCCTGTCTAACGAGTATCTGGACGAATCGCATAAGGCGACGGCGCGAGACTGCCCGCCGCCATTTGCTGCCGCTCCAGTGCTCAAGCAGGCGCGAGCGGAAAACATGCAGCGCAGCATCGATCAGTTCCTGGCGTAATTTCACCACAACCGCTATTTCTAAGAGGGCCGGCATGACAAATTCAATCGTGGTCGGCCTGGATGACTGGCTGAAATTTCTGGATGACTCGTCGAAGAAAATGCAGCAGGGCGCGCGCGCCGGCCTGTATGCCGGCGCCAAGGTGATCGAGGCGCAGGCGAAGGAGAACTGCCCAGTGGGCAAGCCAGCTGGCGAGAACGCGAAGATGTACGGTGGCTATCCCGGCGCCCTTCGCGACACCATCCGCGCAACGGTATGGGAGAAGGGCGACCGTGTGTTCGCCTCAGTAAAGGCTGGTGGCAAAACGCCGAGCGGCGCGATTGTTTATTACGCACACATCATCGAGTTCACCGGTGCGGCCGCGCACGTTATCCGCGGTCGAAATGGCCGGCGCCTGTCATTTGGCGGCCGCTCGTATTTGGCGCTGAACCATCCAGGCATGCAGGCGCATCCTTTTCTGCGCCCGGCGCTGGACGCTCGCACCCTCGATGCAATCGCGTTGGTCGAGGAAGAAGTCAAAGCGGTCCTGAAAAAATAAACTGGAGTTGCGCATGTTTCATGGCATTGAAGTTCGCCTGATGGCTGATATTGAAAAATATAAGCAGGGCATGGCCGAGGCCAAGAAGATCGGCGGCGAGTCCATGGGCTTCATTGCGTCCATTTTTGACAAGCTCAAGAGCTTGGCCGGCGGTATGTGGGATTCGCTGAAGTCAGTATTCTCGGGTATCGGTGAAAAATCCAAGGGGGCATTCAGTTCGCTCTCGGATTCGGCATCGAGCGCATTCGGGAAGGTCATTGGCGTGCTGCCTGGCTTCAACAGCGCCATGAGCAAGACCAAAGACAAGATGGGCGAAACGGAAGAAAAGTCCGACAGCCTGATCAAGAAAATAGGTATTGGCCTTGTCGTGGCCGTTACCGCCGCTGCAGCTGCCATCGCCGTGCTGGTGAAAAAGGGCTTGGATGCCGATTCGGCGCTGGCCGGCCTTGCCATCTCAAGCGGCATCACGGCGTCGCAGATTTCGCGCTTTGAGGCTACGGCTGCACGCTCAAACGTTAGCGCCACGGAGTTTGGCAGTTCGATGGTCAAACTGCGCGACAAAATGAAAGAAGCTGCGGCAAGCGATGGCAGCACGTTTTTCAGTAAGCTCGGCGTCGATATCGTCGATGCAAACAACGCACTGCTCAAGACCGACGACGTGACCATCGCGGTGGCGAAGAAGATCGCCGCCATGTCGAGCGAAGCCGAGAAATATGCTGCTGCGTCGAAGGCAGGCTTTGAGGGCAAGGTTCAGGTACTGGAAGACATTGCGCGCGCCAGCGACCTGTCGGCCACTACGACCGATGAACAGGCCGCTGCCGTGGTGCGGCTGGGAAAAATCTGGCATGACATCCTGCCTGGTGGGAAGAGCATGTGGGCCCAGATCAGCACTTTCCTGACCAGCAGCCTGACCCCGGCTGTGACAGAAGCGTCGCTGACCATCCTGAAGTCAAAAAATACCATCGTCAGCGCGTTCAACGATATCTATGGCAGCGGGTCAAGCCTGCCGAGGTTCGGCGAGCAGATCAAGGAGTGGGGGCAATCCGCATCGCAATGGTTTGATAAGGTCGCCGAGGCCGCGACGAAGACGACGGTGTCGATCCTGAAATACGTGGCCATCAAAACTGGCTTTGGCGATCCGAGCGCGCTTGGCAAAGGCGCCGCACCAGCGCCGGTACCAGGTGCTGTTCCCCTGACCGGCAGTGGCAATCCATCGATCACCAAGGATTCGGAGAAGGAGTACGACGCCCTTACCAAAGCTATCGAGCAGAAAATTGCAGTGCAAAAGATGGAAATTCAGACAGGCGCTGCGCTGACGGAAGGGCAGCGGCTGCTTATCAAAATGAATGCCGAATTGAGCGACGGCACCATTACGATGACCGGAGCGCAGAAAGCCAAACGCACCGAAGAGCTGAACCTGCTGATCGCGCAGGAGAAATTGAACCGGCAAGCGCAGGAGGCGCGCGCCAAGGGTGATGCTGCCGCCAGCAAGGAAGTCGCCGGCCTGACCACGCTGATCGCGGCCATCAAGGCAAAGACCGCTGAAAACGAGATGGAGCTGGCCACCGGCCTGGCGGCGACCGAAAACCAGAAATTCGCCATCAAGTTGAACCTGGAAGAAGAGCGCAGCAAAAAGAATCTGTCCGGTGCCGACCTGGCGCGGCTGAATGCCTTGAAGGCTGAGGCCGTCGCTCAACTTGCAGCAAACAAGGTTGCAGAAGAGGCAGTCAAGGCGCAGCAGACCGAGAGGGATGTAGCGAAGTTCATCAACGAGAGCACGCTGGCACGCCAGGAGTCCGCCGCCGCCCTGACCGTCGAATCTCAAATGCTGGGTAAATCGGCCGATGCCCGCGAGCTGGCCATGGTGGCGGTGCGCGAGCAGACGGCGCTGGAAAAGTTCCTGCTGCAGGAAAAGGTAGCGGGCAAAGTGGTCGAAGAGGGCCAGATCAAGCGCCTGAAAGCGGAGGCGGACGAGCGGACACGCGTAGAGCAGGCCACACTGGCGCAGACCAAGGCGCTGGGCTACGCTGCCCAGTTGGCTGAAGAAAACCGCCGCTTTGCTGCTGAATCGCTGTTCGATGAAAAATCGCGCGCTGCTGCGCTGCTGAAAATCGACGCGGCCATGTGGCAGGAGCGCATCGCCCTGGCCGGCGCCGGCACCGATGCGCAGAAGCGCTTGCAGGAAGAATATTCGACCTGGTACAGCAACCAGCTAGCTAAACCGGAGATTGAGGCCAACCGTAAAATGTGGGAGTCGATCGACAGCACCGCCCACGACACTTTTGTCTCGATTTTCGATAGCGGAAAATCCGCATTCGATCGCCTGCGCGACACGCTGAAAAACGGCCTGCTCGACCTGCTCTATCAGATGACCATCAAGAAATGGATCCTGAACATCGGCGCATCGGTGTCTGGTACCGGCGTCGCTGGCCTGGCATCTGCCGGCGGGCTGGGCGGTACCGGCGCTGCCGGTGGCCTGGGTGGCGTTGGCAGCCTGGTGCAAAGCGCCAAAACCGCCTACACCATCGCGACGCAAGGTTTCGCCGGCCTGACCGCCGGCCTCGGCACCAGCGTGGTCAGCCTGGGCACGCTATTCGGCTCGACCGCCATCGAGGCATTCGGCGCTGGCCTGGGTAGTACCGGGCTGGTGGGCGCAGCAGATGCTGCAGGCCTGTATGCCGCCTCGGGCGGTGTAGGTAGCGCTGGCGCAGTGACGGCCGGTGCCTACGCTGGCGCCGCTGTCACTGCGGCTGCTGGCATCGCTGCTGGCGTGCTGGGTGGCAAACTGATCTCCGGCCAGTTTGGCAGCAATGCCACCGTGATCGGCGGTACCGGCATCGGTGCGGTCGCCGGCGCGTTCTTGGGCGGTCCGGTGGGCGCGGCCATCGGCGGTGCGCTGGGCGGTGTGATCGGCGGTATCGGCAATCGCCTGTTTGGCATGGGCGATAAAAAATACGGTGAGACGGGCATTACCGGTACGCTGACCGGTACCGGCTTCACGGGTAACGATTACGCGAAATGGTCGCAAAAGGGCGGCTGGTTCCGCAGCGACAAGTCGGGCACGGACACCAGCGCGGTTGACGCTACCACCTCGGCAGCGTTCGTCGAAACCTACGCTGCTATCCGCAATGTGTCGGCTACGCTGGCCAACACGTTGGGTGTGGATACGGCCAGCCTGGCCACGCGCGCGCAGGCGCTGAACATCAACCTGACCGGCCTGAAAACTGAGGCCGAGCGCCTGGACGCGGTGACCACGTTTTTCGAGGGAGTCGGCAACACCATTGCGGCCGAGCTGGTGCCGGGCCTGTCCCAGTTCCAGCTGAAGGGGGAGGCGCTCAGCACCACACTGCAGCGTGTGTCGCAGGACTACGCCGGCGTCGATGCTGCGCTGCAGCTGATAGGCCGCACGTCGCAGCAGGCGTTCGGCGCCGTGGGCGTGGCCACCATCGGCGCGCGCGAGAACCTGATCAAGCTGGCCGGCAGTCTGGATGCATTGACTTCAGGCACCAGCTTCTTTGCCGAGAACTTCCTGACCGAGGCCGAGCAGATGGCGCCGGTGCTGTCGAGCGTGGCCGACACGCTGGCGGCGTTGAATATGTCCGGCGTGAAAACGGTCGACCAGTACAAACAGATTGTGCTGGGCCTGGACCTGTCCAGCACGAGCGGCCAGGAGATGTACATCAAGCTGTTGGCTCTGGCGCCGGCGTTCAAGGCGGCGACGGACTACACCAGCCAGCTGGCAGCGGCGACCGGCGATTACGCGGCAGTGGCAAAAACCGCCAGCGAGATCGCCAGCGAGCACCGCGACCTGCAGCAGCAGCTCAACGAATTGACGAAATCCGAAACGGAGTTGCTGGCCATCCAGCGCGCCGGCATCGCCGACGTCAATAAAGCGCTGTTCGATCAGGTGCAGGCGGCCAAGGCGGTGGTAACCGCAAAAGACGCTGTAGCCAAAGCGTATGAGACTGAAGCGGCGGCAGCCAAAACGCTGCAGGGGACTTGGAAGGCGTTTGGCGCCTCGCTGGTCGGTATGAATGCGAGTTTGGCGCTGGGCAATCAGTCGATCCTGACGCCCGAGCAGCGTTATGCCGAGGCGCGCGCACAGTTCGAGAAAACGCTGGCCGCAGCCAATGCCGGCGACACGACGGCGCAGTCTGGCCTGTCTGCCGCCGAGCAGGCGTTTCTGTCGGCCTCGCAGGTGGTCAATGCGTCGGATGCGAAATATGCGTCCGACTATGCCCGCGTGATGGCGGCCAATGATGAGGCGCTGAAATGGGCATCGCAGCAGGTCGACGTGCAGCAGGCCAGTCTGGATGCGCTGACGACACTGGTGTCGGGTTTGGTCACGGTCAACGACAGCGTGCTGACAGTACCGCAGGCCATCGCCAATCTGCAGGCGGCGATGGGCGTGGCCAATGGCCAGGGCGTGCAATTTACTAATGCTCCTGTGGTGGCGCCCGTTGCGCCAGCACCTGCGGTGGCGATGTTCGACACGGCGCGTTATTCGGCTGCGTCGAATGCAGGTTCCGAAGCGCTGGTGGCCGAGGTCAAGGCGCTGCGCGAGGAGCTCAAAGGTTTTCGCGGCGATCAGGTCGCACAGACCAAGGGCCTGGTGCGGGCCACGGTCGAGTCGAACGCTGGCGCCGCAAAGACCATTGTTGCCGGCGTTGAAAAATCTGCCCAAACATCGCCATGGCGAAAATCAGTGGAGTATGCAGAATGACGGATGTACAGTTTTTGGCCTGGCTGCAGGATGCTGCTGCCGTTCGGGTAGTGCTGATCGAGGCGCAGGCCAACGTTGCCGGCGTCGAGGTCACGCGCTACATTTCCTCGCGGCTGTACATCACCGGTCCGGCCGATGTGCCGGCCAACGTGGAATATCAGCCGCTGGCCACCGGCGGCCTGGCATTCACCGAGCAGGTCAGCCTGACCGGTGAGGCAGGCCTGTCGGGCGGCGATATCGAGCTCGACAACGCCGACGGCGCGCTCGACAGCTGGCTGGCCGACGTTTGGGTCAACCGGCGCTGCCGCGCTTGGGTCGGTGATGCCGCCTGGTCGCGCGCAGATTTCCGCCTGATATTCGACGGCGTGATCGCCGACCTGGCCGTGTCCGGACGCGAGTCGGTCAACCTGACGCTGCGCGATAAATTGCAACGCCTGAACACACCGATCAGCGAGGCCAAGCTGGGCGGTACCAGTCCAAACAGCGACGCTGTGCTGCCGGCACCGTTCGGCGAATGCCACAACGTGACGCCGTTGCTGACCAACCCGGCCACGCTGGAATACGGGTTCCTGGGCGCTGTCGAGCAGATCGCCGAGGTGCGCACCAACGGCAAGCCGGTGCCATTTGACCTGGCCGGGCCTGGCCGCTTTACGCTGCCGATTAACCCGCTGGCCAATGCCGTGACAGTCAGCGTGCAGGGCGATAACGTGAGCGGCTACGCGCCGCGCATCGCCCCGCTGGTGCAGCGCATCGCCACCGGCTATGGCAAATCGTCCGACCGTTTCACGCTGGCCGATATCGACCAGGCCAATTTTGCCGCGTTCGATGCGGCGCATCCGCAGGTGGTGGGCCTGTATGTCGCCGACCGCACCAACGCGGCGCAGGCCATCCAGCAGCTGGCGGCCAGCGTCGGCGCGCAGGCGCTAATGTCACGCACCGGCCAGTTGCGCCTGGTGCAGGTCGCGCTGCCTGGTACCGGTGCGCCGGTGGAAATCGGGCCGGACCAGATGCGTGAGGGCAGCCTGCGCCCTGTGCAGCGCCTGCCGGTGGTGGCCGCCGTCAAAATCGCCTACGACCGCAATTACACCGTGCAGGCCGGGCTGCAGACGGGCATCCCGCCCGAGCACGCGGATATGTACGCCACCGAATGGCTGACAGAGACTGCTGTCGACGATACGGTGCAGGCGCTGTACCGCCTGAGCGACGATCCGGTGCAGGTCGAAACCTGCCTGAAAACGACGGCTGACGCGCAGGCCGAGGCCGCGCGGCGCCTGGCACTGAACAGCGTGCCGCGCACCATTTACGAATTTGACGGAGAACCCGAGATGATGATGCTGGAACTGGGCCAGGCCGTGTTGCTGCGTGACGAGCGCTACGGCCTGCAGGATGGCGTGCCGGGCGTGGTGGTGCTGCTGGCGCACCAGTGGCTGACTGGCCGTGTAACCGTCGGGGTGATGGTTTGAGCGCCCTGGTAGGCGCACGCGATGTGCGCATTATGAATACGGTACCGCGCTATGCGGCGCCGACCGACCGCGCGCTGCTGCTCACGCCCAGCGCCACGCTGTTCGAGGTGTCGGTGGGCGGCGCGCCCACGCCCGAATCGATCACGTTCGCGGCGCTGATGCTGGGCGCTGTCGGCGATATCACGTTTTCCAGTAAGCCGGCGGTACCGCTGGCCGTCGCCAACGGCAATGCCGTGCTGCGCTACGCCGACATGAGCGCCAGCGTGGTGACGGTGACGGCCAGCGCCGTAATCGACGGCCTGACCTATTACGCCCGGCAGACCGTGGCGAAACAGCAGGCGCTGGACCTGACGCCGCCGCCGGCGCCGACGGGCCTGGTGGCGACCGGCACGCCGGCCACCATCGTGCTGCGCTGGGGCGCGGCGCCGGCCAGTTACAGCAACCTGTCACACACAGAGGTATGGCGCGCCACAGTCAACAGCCTGGCGCAGGCCGCGTTGGTCGGCCGGGCCGATGGGCGTGAGTATGTCGACCCGGTCGGCCCTGGTGCCACGCGCTACTACTGGATACGCTACGTGTCGCGCGCCAGCATTCCCGGCCCATTTAACGCCAACGGCGGCACGGTGGGCGCGTCTGATGTCGAGGTCGAGCACCTGCTGCAGGTGCTGACGGAGCAAATCACGGAAAGCCAACTGCATGCCGAGCTGGGCCAGAAAATCGAGCTGATCGAGCCGATGCAGGATGCGATCGTTGATCTGCAGCAGGCGTATGGCGATACCGCATCGGCCGCTGCCTCCGCAGCCCAGGCGGCGCAGGCCGCCGCAGAGGCGCTGCTCGATGCGGCGCGGGCAGATGCCGCCGCCGGCGGCGCCAGCCAGTACGCCGGCCAGGCGAGCCAGTCGGCAACCAATGCCAGCACGGCAGCGAGCGCAGCATCGACGGCTGCCGGCCAGTCATCGCAGTCCGCCACTAATTCCAGCGGCAGCGCAGCGGCTGCCGCCAACTCGGCCAGCACTGCCGCTACCGCAGCTGGTGCCGCCGGCGCCAGCGCCACTGCAGCATCGACCAGCCGGGATACTGCGGCCGGCTCGGCGACCGCAGCTGGCGTGCAGGCAGCTGCGTCCTCGCAGTCGGCGGTTGAGGCGAAGGCAGCGCGCGATGCGGCCAGCGGCTCGGCCAGCGCTGCGCTGCAATCGGCCAGTACCGCGAGCGCGTCGTCCACGGCTGCCGGTGATGCTGCCAGCCAGGCGGCCAGCAGTGCGCTATTGGCGGTGGAATCGCGCAATGCGGCTGACGGGTCCGCTGCCGCTGCTGCTGGTTCGGCCAGCACTGCCGGCACGAAATCGACCGAGGCCGGCCAGTCAGCCGAGGCTGCGCGTGTCGACCGCATAGCAGCCCAAGCTGCGCAAGGGCTTGCTGCCGGTTCGGCCCAGGCTGCCAGTGGCTCAGCATCGACCGCCGACGCGCGTGCGACAGCAGCCGGGCAGAGCGCTGCGGCTGCGAGTAATTCCGCCAGCACGGCCGGCACCGCTGCCAGCCAGGCCGGCGTGTACCAGCAGCAGGCCGCACAGTCTGCGACCAATGCCGACGGCAGCGCGTCGTCGGCCGCCTCGTATCTGCAGCAGTCGCAGGCGTTGCTGAATGATCCCATTACCGGGCTGCAGGCGTCGTATGCGGCTGTCAAGGTTCAGGCTGTCGCAACGGCAAACAGCCTGGCTGGCACGCAGGCCAAATACTCTGTCCAGCTCGATGCCGACAATGTGGTCGGCGGCCTGGAATTGCTGGCAGGCGGTGGTCGACTCGATTTCGGCGTGCGCGCCACCACATTCTTCATTGCTGCGCCGGCCGGCAGCGGTATTGCCGCGGCCGTGCCGTTTATCGTGCGCACGATGGAAACCGTGATCGGCGGCGTGACCATCCCTATCGGCATGTACGTCGCCGATGCGTTTATCCAGAACGCGAGCATCACCAATGCCAAAATCGGCGGCGATATCTGGTCGAGCAATTTTGTGGTCGGCCAGTCCGGCTGGCGCCTGTATCGCAGCGGCGATATGGAGATCAATAATTTGCGCGCGCGTGGCTATGTATTAGGGGGCGCATTTGTCGATGTCAACTGGCCAACTACCGGAACCGGTTATTACTTGGGCCCGGATGTTTTTCGTATGGGCAGCTATGCCAGTGGTAAATATTTTGAGGTGGCCGGCAACGGTAACGTAATCGCCCCGGGTTTTACTATCATCAATGGGAGGGCAACATTTTCGGGCAGCGTGGTTTCTGGCGTCGCCCCCGGATTTCGAATTGAGCAGGGGCCAGACGACCCGGTGTACGCGATGTGGGCCGGCAGCGGTGCCAAAACCGATGCCAACGCTATATTTTTTTTGAAACGCAGTGGCGCCGGTTATTTTGGCGGCTCACTGTCGGCCGGGACGCTCAGAACAGCAGTGACCAATCCGTCATACGACCCGGCCGCCCAACTGGTCGACGGCCCATTCGGTTCCAACGGCGGCACGATCAACGTGGTGTGTAGCCTGTCGTGGCAGCATGGGCGCTCGTCACGCGGCGATAACTACGTAGCTGGCAGTGGCAGCAACGCCGTGACGATTTGGCTATATCGCACTATCGGCGCTGGCGCCGAGGCGCTGGTGCAGACGGCGACGTTTTCGGGGGCAACCAGTATTGTTAATTCGAGCGACCCCGATACGCAGTCGACGTGTTCGCAGAGTATTGACGGGTCGTTCACCTATACCGATACGGCGGCCAGCAACCAAAACCGCATCTATCGTGCAGTGGTGGCGATCACTCAGCAGAACGTGACAACGACGCCGCGCCCCGGCGGCGGCAGTGCCGATCCAGACGTCCTGTATCAGCGCCTGACTCTCATTACCACGGAATAACGCATGCCAAATCTCCGCATCATCCACGATAACGTCGCCGACCGTGCCACCCTGACGGCATCGAGCCAGGCCGCCTCGCTCGGGCCGGCCAATCTGCAGTCCCGGCGCAAAACGGCCGTGCTACGCGCCACCGGTACCGCCCAGACGATTACTGCCACCTGGCCCACACAGGAGGTGATCGCCTGCGTCGCGCTGTTCTATACCAACCTCACCAGCACGGCCCGCATGCGCGTGCGCGCCTACGCCCAGCCCGGCGATGCGGTGCCGGTGCTCGACACCGGCTGGACGCGGCCGTGCTGCGAGGCGCCGCTCGGCACGTATCCGTTCGGCGAACTGCCGCTGGGCTGGAATGCGTACAAATGGGGCGGCGCAAACACTTGGGCGCGCGGCGGCGGCAGCAACCTGGTGAGCTGGTTCGCTGCCGTGCTGGTGCGCCGACTGGTCATCGAGGTGACCGGCGACGGCACGCCAGAGGGCTATATCGAAATGTCGCGCCTGGTGGCCGGCAATTACTGGGCGCCGGAATACAACGCCTCGTATGGCGCCTCGCTGCAGCTGCAGGACAGCAGCGAGGCCTACCGCACCAGCGCCGGCACGGCAAGCGCCACCGTGGGCACGACCAGCAACCGGCTGAGCGTCGACCTGGAACACCTGACGCCGCCAGACCGGGCGCGCCTGATGCGCATCCTGCGCGAGTGCGGGCCGCTCCGCCCGATGCTGTTCAGCCTGTTCCCCGAAAACGCTGATCCACTGCTCGAGCAGGACCACATGATTTACGGCCGCGTCGCCAACCTGGACGCGGTCGCCACGCCGTACTACGACGGCTATTCCGCACCACTAGAAATCGAGGGGATTTGAATTATGACAATGAAATTTTTACCGGGCATGACCAACGTGCTGGAGGTGCTAAACCAGATGTGGGAGGCGTTTGCGGCCGGGCCGTATAACGCGTTGCCGTTGACGGGCGGGACGATGACGGGGCCGCTGACGGCGCCACAGGTTACTGCGACCAGCAGCCTCTCGGCCCGGGTTGTCGGCGTAGCGGCGCAGGAGGTGCTGAAGTTGAGCGTCATCTCCCAGACGACAGGCAATACTCGCACCGTGATAAAAATGGGCTATTCCGGCGACGGTTACGGCACGCGCATTGTGAGTGGTGGCGACCCGACAGTCGGCTATTCTGGATATACTGCGTTTGAGACAGGCGACGGTCCGTCTGGGTATCTGGAGCGGATGCGAATTACGAACCGCGGCTCGGTTCTGGTCGGGACTGAGGCGGATAATAACGCCGATCTGCTGCAGGTCGCCGGCTCGGGCGGGTTTTCCCCCGTCGGCGCCATGGGCACCGCGCTGATGCGGGCCGGCCTGTCAGGTAGTGTAGAGACCCTGGTGCTGCGCGCCGGCAATGGCGCACTATTGCCAACAGCTGCGTCCGCAATGTATCTGGGAAAAAATTCTAATACTGATCGCGGCATTTCCACGCTCGGCACGGTCAATACGCTGGGCAACGATTATGCCGAGTACATTTTCAAATGCCTCCTATGTGGCCTGATCGCCAAGGGCCAGATCATCGGAATCACCGCCGACAACACCATTACCGACCGCTGGGCCGATGCCGTCATGTTCGCCATCAAATCAACAGCGCCGTCGTTCGTTGGCGGCGACTCGTGGGCAAGTAGCGCTGGACCACGACCAGAGCCACAGGCCGGGCCAGTACCCATCCCAGCACCTCGGCGCATCGACGTGTTGGAGCAGTTGCCGGTGCCCGATACCAATCCGCCCGAATATCGGGACGTGGTAATACCTGGCGATACCGATGCCGAGTGGGCTGCCAAACAGGCGGCCTACGCTGCAGCGCGCGCTGCCTACGATGCAGCCGCGCAGCTGGATGCCGATGCGCTGCATGCATTCGAGACGGCGCTCGAGGCTGCGCGCCAGACGGTCGACCGCATCGCCATTGCTGGCCGTGTGCCCGTGAACGTGTTGGGCGCGCAGCCTGGCGACTATATCGTGCCGGTGCAGGATGGCCAGGGCATTACAGGCATTGCCGTGCATGCGGACGATATCAAAATGCCTCAGTACCTGCGCGCCGTCGGGCGCGTGATCTCGATCGAGCCGGACGGCCGGGCCTATGTGATGGTCAAGGCGGTGTGATATGGAGACTCAAAATCATCCTGCCCCCGACCGCGCCAGCACTGTGTTCCGCCTGTACGTTGGAGGCAACGCCATCGTGACCTGGTATGTGGCCATGACAGACCCGCGCTCGCTGATGCACCTGGTGGCCTCGACGCGCGACGGCGCCATCCTGATCTGGATGCTGATGGGCGTCGGCCTGGCCGCGCTGCTCGATGCGCTGGTCAACGACGTCCTGCCAGCCCGGTTTCACTGGCGGCTGGGCCGGCGCCAGCGGCATTATGTACTGGCCGCGCTGGCGTTTTGCTATATCGCTCAGCTCTATGTCGAGTTTTTCAACATGCGTAGCGGCGGCCTGCTGGCCTATTACCTGTGGAACGCCGCCACGATCATGACCATCGCGTTCATCGACGCCCACCAACGCAACCAGGACGCCCAATGCTCGACCGTATGCAACTGAAAAAAATCTGCTGGACCTGGCTGGGCTCGTTCTGGAGCGCCGGCGCAGCAGCAGCGCAGGCCACGTTTGGCAGCGATCTGTCGAGCATTCCGCCGGCGGCGGTGGCGGTGGCCGTGGTGCTGGCCCTGATCGGCGGCGCTGCAGCGACACTGCGCAAGATCGCCAGTCCGACCATCGTTATTAAATCGGTCCCGCTGGAAGTGTCGAGCGATCTGCTGCTGTCGCTGCTGGCCGGTCTGGTCACCTATTTCCTCTGCGCCTGGCAGGAAGTGCCGATCCTGCTGCAGGCGGGGCTGATTCCGCTGGCCGGGTTCGGCGGTGCGCGCGTGCTCGAGGCCTATCTGGCCGCCGGCTTGGCCAAGCTGTCCCGCTTCGGCGGCCCACCATCACCACCACCTGAAAGCACACCATGATCACACTGCAGCAACTCAACAGCATCATGCCCAATGCCCGCTCCAAAGCGGGTATTTTTTTGCCCGCGCTCAATGCTGCTATGGCCGAATTTGGTATAACCACGCCGGCGCGCCAGGCCGCGTTCCTGTCGCAGATCGGCCACGAGTCTGGCCAGCTGCTCTACGTGCGTGAGCTGTGGGCCCCGACGGCGGCGCAGCTGCGCTATGAGCGCGATTTCTCGGCGACCTGGCCACCTCGCGTGCGCACCGACCGCAACCAGCTGGCGTACGACCTGGGTAACTCCGTAGCAGGCGACGGCAGCCGTTATCGCGGCCGTGGCCTGATCCAGATCACCGGCCGCACCAATTATGCCGCGTGCGGCAAAGCGCTGAGCCTCGACCTGCTGGCGCAGCCGGCGCTGCTGGAGCAAACCATCAATGCTTGCCGCAGCGCCGGGTGGTTCTGGCAGTCGCGCGGGCTCAATGCGCTGGCCGATGCCGGCGATCAGGTGGCGGTAACCCGGCGCATCAATGGCGGTACCAACGGACTGGCTGATCGCCAGGCGCTGTTTGCGGTGGCGCAGCGGGTGCTGGCGTGAGCGCGCTGTCGGTTGTGGCCGGCGGCGCCTGGCGCGTGGCCGCCATTGTGCTGGCCGCGCTGCTGCTGGTGGTCGGTACCGGCGCTGGCACGGGCTGGTGGCTGGCCACCGGCGCGCGCGATCTGGCGCGGGCCGACCTGAAGGAGCGGCAGGGCGTCAACACCGAGTTGCGCGCCTCAATCGCCGAGCAAAACCGCGCGGTTGACGGCATGGCTAGGGAAACGGCTGCAGCCCAGCGGCGTGGCGAGGAGGCGCGTGCGCTGGCAGCACGGCGCGGCCGCAAACTGGACGCGGCGCAGCAGCAGCTGGCTGGTGTGCGCGCCACCACCTGTGACGAGGCTATGCCGGCGGTGCGGGCGATGCTGGAGGCGGTACGATGAAAACCCACAATCAGCCCGGATTGGTAATTTTAGCGGTGCTGCTGGTCGTGCTGCTGGCCGGCTGCGCCAGCGTGCCGCCAGCGCCAGTGCATGTCGAGGTGCCAGTGGTGGTGCCGTGCATCGGGGAGGTACCGCAGCGCCCGGTCTACGAATTCGACCAGCTGCCGGCCAGCGCGGCGGATGGTGAGATCATCCTGGCGCTGGCGCGGGACTGGACGCGAGGGCGCGCTTACGAGGGTGTGCTGGAGGCTGTTGTGGCGGGGTGTCGGTAGCCGAAAAATATTACCACTTTCGTGGCAGCAGCGACGTATACGATAAGATATATCGAGTGGCCGGTATCGGCCAGAAGCGGCCGGTCGTGCAAATGGCGCCGACAATGAAGCCTGGGACGAAGTCGACGCCTATCATCAGCGAACAACACCACCTGCCCTTACAGCAAAGAGAAGAAAGAATCCAACAATGCCCGATGATATTGCTGAACGCTTCAGGTCATTCGCTGACCAACACAATTATTACCGGCGCCTGCGAGGGGCCGAAACGCATTGGTTTTTCGTGGAGGCCGAAAAGGCTTTGCGTCATGGTCTGTACATTGCAGCCGTACTGTCCTTTATAAACGGTATCGAAGCCAGTATCCGCACTAATGTTCTTTACCACCAAGGCAAGTTTGACGAAGAGTCCATGAGCAAAGTGAACATCATGAAGAACCGGTTGTTACACGAAGCTCGAGCAATCGGATTGAAGGTCGAAATGCTAGCGTTCCCAGGCGAATTAGATTTCGAGGAAAAGCTCAAGGACAATGTTACGGTTGAGCTCGTAAGGGTGCGAAACAACCTGTGCCACGGTAATGTGTTCGAATACTTTCAGAAAGTTACTGGTACAAGCGAGACTATTTTTACCTCCGAATGTTTGCAAAATCTCGCTTTGACTCTCAAGGATGTAAGCGAGAAATGGACAAAGGAGATTGAGCGTTTCAAGGAATCGCAGGGCCGCTGAGCGAGGCGCGTTAGGATTGCTTAGGACGGCCGCTTCGGGGCGAAAGCGGGCGCAGCGCTTCACTGCCGAAATGCCTGCCAAAACGGTATTTGGCGACACTGAATTGTGCCACCAGAATCTCGGGAGTCTTGCTTTACTCGTGAGATGCATCCAGATTTGGCGACATCGCACTGGCCTAACTTTTCAGGTCAGCACCGCCGCCAAGCTTTCCCCCAGCGCCGACCATGCCGCTCGCTTCTCGTTCGCATAGTCGTGCAGCATGTAATGCCGTCGCACCTTACTGCCCGGCAGAACGTGGTTCTGGCAGCGGTCGATTTGCTCAAGCGATATACCCAGCGCCTGCATCATCGTCGCGCCCGTGCGGCGCAGGTCGTGCGGCGTCCAGGAGCCATTCTTGCCGCCGGCCAGAACCAGCGTATCGTCGCTGCGGCGATTCTTCAGTGGCGCGCGCGGCGTGCCGTCCCTGTTCTTCTTGAACATCGACTGGCGGTCGCCGACCTGCTTGCTGATCGACTTTCCCTCGATGCTGCCAGCGTTATTCCGGGCAGGGAAGCACCAGGCGCTGTGGCCTGTGTGTGCATGCAGCTGCTTGAACTGATCAAGCGCGAACGCTGACAGGTACACGGTCAGGTCGGCGATGTTGTCCTTCACGTTTTCCTTCGGGATAAACCAGGTGCCGGCCGCCAGGTCGACGTGCTCCCATCGCGCCATGGCCGTCTCGCCGACGCGGCACATGGTCGACAGCATGATCCAGATCGCGCGCTCGGTCGTGGCCTCAAGCGGCTGCCGTGCGACGCGCTTGTCCGGCGCCGCTTCGTATTCGGTATGCATTGCGGTGATGATGGCGTTCAGCTCGCGGATCTCGTCGGCCGACAGGATCCGGTCGCGCATGTTGTCGAGGTCGTAGTCGGGGCTGACGATCTTCTCGATTTCGATCAGCTCCATCGGGTCACCGTCAACCAGCAGCTTGCGCCATGGCTGCCGCTTGCGGGCCCAAGCAAACATCTGCGTTAAGCTGTTGCGCTGCATGACGGCTGATCTGTTGACGCCGCGCTCGACCATGGCGCGCAAGACGGCGCGCAGGTGGTGCTCAGTCACATCCTTGATGGCCACGGCGCCGATGGCCGGCAACACGTCGGCGGCGAACATGCGCTTGAGCATAGCGTTGCCGTCTTTGCGGCGAACGCCGTCGGTGGTCCAGACCTCGAACATGTCTTGGACGGTGAGGCTGTCGGTGGCGGCCTGTGCGCTCTGAGCCGCCGCGACCTGGGCGCGCGCATCAACCTCGGCCGCTTGCCTCAATATTTCAGATTGCATAAACTCCTTCGGCTGCAGGCCTCGTTTTCGCCAGTCCGAAATTTCAGCGGCGATACGGCGCGCCGTCTCCAGCGTCAAGCGCGCAGCCGGCGACAGCTTATACAGCGCGATGTCGAACTCGGGCAGGCTGGCTTCATGGTCACCCAGTGTGATATAAATCGACTTGCTTCCTATCTTATACGCATACATCCATACCCGCGAAAGGGTGCCGGTCTGACCCCGTCGAAACCGCAGATACAAGCCGTTTCCATCGGCGAGGCTCTCATCATTTTTCGTGGGGCGGTACTTGTCGATTTTCGTTGCGGTGAGCTTCTGCGCTGCCATGGTCCAGACCCTTTGCTTTTCTCACCAGCGGACGCTTTAGATAAGCTGGTAAGAAGTTGGTAAGAAATATTCGTCGGATTGAAGTGTACAGCAGCGGAGTAGTGCGAACAAATAATTCGCCAAGTCATTGATATTTATGAGGAATGCGCGGGGGTTTTGGCCTTCAACGGATTAATGCGGATCGGTAGAGAGTCACATGGGGTGCACGGGGTCGGAGGTTCGAATCCTCTCGCCCCGACCAAAGAAATCAAGGACTTAGGCCAATCTTCGGATTGGCCTTTTTCTTGTCTGGAGGGTTCGTGCCTTAGCCGTGCCTTAAATAATCTGGGCTTTCGCCGTACATTGGCGTACTTAATCGGCTTTTCCACGCTCGTCGCGCACCTTTTTCTGCCATGCGGCGATTTCGTCAGCGTCCCACGCAATCGACCTTGGACCGATTCGTACGGCCTTCGGAAACGTGCCCGCCTTCATGTTGTCGTAGATGGTCTGGCGTGCCTTGCCGGTGGCCTCGATCACCGCCGGCATGCGCATGAATTTGGTCACTTCGTTCATATCGCTCATATTTCGCTTTCAGTTGATTTCAATTCTTTGATCAGGTCGACCTGGCTCGGGTCGCTCTTGTCCTGCACGTAGATATAGGCCTGGCCACCTGGTGCGCGCGCTTCGCAGTCCGGTAGGCCCAGGCTCACTGCAATCTCGCCAGCCTGGCGGCAGGTCGCCGCGCTGTTGCTCTCGAACAGGCAGCCGGCGCACTCGGCACCCAGGCCGGCAACCGCCTTCTCACGCCAATTCAAATTCCACAAACTCCGTAGCAGCGCCCATTTCCACCAGCCATTACAATCGGCGTTCAATTCATGACGGAGGTTGTAATGAGCGATTCAGGTCCAGCAAACAAAGCGCGCCGCAACATGCTTGCCGCGGCCCTGGCCGCCGGCGCAACGGCGCCAACGATGGCCGGGATCATTTCCACCAACTCGTCAGAACCCAACATGGCAGCAAGCCTACTATCCCAGCCCAAGCAGCTATTTCAGGAGGCAAACCGGAATCCGATGGTTGGTGGACAGTTTTTTACCTATGCTGCCGGCACGTTGACGCCGAAAACAACGTATCAGGATGCTGCGTTGACCATCGCCAACACCAATCCGACGATCGTCAACGCCAGGGGGGAGCTGCTTATGTATGGCGCCGGCACCTACCGCGTAATACTGAAAGACGCTGCCGGCAATACGATTTATGACGTCGATAACATTGAGAGCTCACAGTCAATTGTAGATTCTCTACGTGGCGATCTTGCAGCGGCGACCGGTACCACTTTGGTTGGCTATGCATCGCCTTCGAGTTCAATTCCCGCCAAGCGGACCACGCGGGAAAAGTTGTCCGAGCGCATCTCCTTACTCGACTATAACGGCGCCGATCGATACGGCAACAACGATAACGGCGATCTGATTCAACGCGCTGTGAATGAGGCCGTTGAGCACGGAATATATGGCGTGGATACGCCTGGCGTATTTCGCACCGACCGCGCGATCGTGCTGTCAGGTGGCGTCATATTCGACGGCCGCGTTACGCCAGGCTATTACGCGGGCATGCCTTACTACGCCTACCCTGTCAACGCAAAAGACGGGCCAAAGGGGCGCATCATCGCTGGCACCGCCATCACTGGCGGCATGATTCAGTTTGACGACGCGCTCTATAGCGCCCACGGTTTTGGCATCCGGAACATTATCATCGACGCCAATAAGATGGCCGAGAACGGCATCTCCATGAATCCTGCCGTGCTGACCGAACGTGTCTGCCGGCTGACTGATGTGTTGGTGCAGGGGACTGTGAAGGACGGTATTCGCATGCAAAACGTCCTGGTGCAGATGTGGCGCAACGTCACCATTGCCTCCTGTCATGGTTTCGGATTGAACTTTGCCTCTGGCGTCTCCGATTCACAGATCGAGAATTTGTATGTCCACGCGTGTGATGGGGGCGGTGTTCAAATCGGAGATGGTTGCACGAATATCCATTTCAGGGGCGGAAAAATTGAGGACAATTATGCCAACGGCATGCAGTTTTCCACGCTTACACCAGGCAATTCGCTTATTTACCTGACCGATTTCAGCGTCAACACCAACAATGGTGACGGCCTGTCAAACAATGGCGCCAATATTTTTGCGGATGGCTGCACGTTCTACGGGCACGATAAATCAGCGGGCTCGGCGGCCATCTATAACGCCGCAGGCAACATCATCGTGCGCGGTGGCAGCATCTTCGGCAATACCTGCAACTTCCATCAGAATGGCGGCGTCATTGATGTCCAGGGTACTGAACTCAATCCCGGGAAATCACGCAATGTCGTGCAGGTAGCTGGCTCCCTGAGTGTGCAGGGCGATACGATTGGCGGTGTGCCATCGATGCGCAACCCCGGTGCCCGGCGCCGCACGATAGGCATTGGTGGCTCATCATCAGCATCTGTGACGTTCGCCAACGCGTTGGATGGCGGCCTGGGTGGTGCATATTTTGATATGAAATCGTTTGATTTATCGGTCACGTATGCGCAATACCCCCAGGCACCCGACCCATCACACAGTTTTATTGGTCAAGTCATCGTCGGCAAGGCCGGCGCCGGAAACGGTGCAACTATTCGTGTTGTGGCGGCCTCCAATGCTGCATTTATCGCCAGCGTGACGGCCGCAATAGTCGGTAACGATATCGTCATCACCATCAACACTGGCGCATCGTGGGGTAACGGCTCAGGCCACACCACCGCGTATGTGAGCCTGGTTGATATTGGCCATAACGTGTACGGCTAA